GATACAGGTACAGTAACATCTACAATGATTGCAGATGGAACAATTGTTGATGCAGACATTAATGCATCTGCTGCAATTGCTAAAACAAAAATTTCAGGTACTGCAGTAACTCAAGCAGATACAGCAACTGTTACAAATACAATGCTTGCAGGTTCGATTGCAAATAGCAAGCTTTCAAACTCAAGTGTAACTGTTGGTACAACCAATATTGCTCTTGGAGCTTCATCAACAACTTTGGCTGGTCTTACATCTGTAACATCAACAGGATTTACTGGTGCCCTTACAGGTAACGTAACTGGTAATGCTTCTACAGCTACCACCCTTGCAACACCTCGTGCGATTAATGGTGTAAATTTTGATGGTTCTGCAGCAATTACTGTAAAAGCATCTACTACAAATGCCTTGACAATTGGAACGGGACTTTCAGGATCATCATTTGATGGTTCAGGAGCAGTAACAATTGCTAACACTGGCGTACTTAGCGTAAATGGTTTAACAGGTGCAGTAACGGGCATTGCAACAACAGCATCTCCAACATTCACAGGAACAGTTACTCTTCCTCTTACAACCGCTGGATATGTAACAACATCTTCTTCTGGTGTAATCAGTTCAGTAGCAACAATTCCAAATTCAGGATTAACTAATTCAAGCATTACTGTTAATGGAACATCAATAGCCCTAGGTTCTTCAGCAACTGTAACTGCAGCAGCAGGAACCTTGATTGGAAATTCACTTAATTCCACTGTAACTGGATCAAGTCTTACTTCTGTAGGAACGATTACTTCTGGTGTATGGAATGGAACAACGTTAGCAATAGCAAACGGCGGAACTGGTGCAACTACAGCAGCAGCTGCTGCAAACGCATTGCTACCATCACAATCTTCTAATTCTGGTAAATATCTTACAACTGATGGAAATGGTAACCTTTCATGGGCATCAGTTTCTGGTTATAACGCACCTACAATCGGATCAACTTCGATTGCTTCTGGAGCAACAGTAACTTCACTTGCTGGATTGTCTTCTGTAACATCAACATCCTTTACTGGATCACTTACTGGCAATGCATCAACTGCAACCACTGCTGGTAAGTTAACAACTCCAGTAACAATTAATGGTACAAATTTTGACGGTTCTGGAAATATTACAATAACAGCTGTAAATCCAAATGCTTTGACATTGGGAACAGGATTGACGGGATCTTCTTATGTTGGTTCTTCAGCAGTAACAGCAGCTATTGATACATCAGTAGTAGCAACACTTACTGGAACACAAACACTTACCAATAAAACCCTAACATTGCCATCATTCAACAACTTTATTGCTGGTATAACACAAGTTCAGGTAAATGGTGGAACTACAACCCTTTCACAAGGTTCAAATCAGCAAATTTATCTAACTGCTAATGCATCTTATACAAGTCACACAGTTGTCCTTCCAAACGCAACGGGATTAGTTGCTGGTGAATATTTTGATATTACAAATATTACACACCTAGGAACAAATGCATCAATCACAATTAATACATCTACTGGTGCAACTTTGGCCACACTTGGTGCTGGACAAGGAATAATTGCAACAGTATTATCAACTGCATCTGATTCAGCCACTTCTTGGAATGTATTCTGGGATGGCTCTTCAAATGCAACAGGTAGTGGAAGCTCGGTGTTCGCAACATCTCCATCTTTGACAACACCTACTATTTCAAGCCCAACAATTTCAGGTACTATAACTGGAAACGTAACTTTGACTGGAACTGGAAATGTAACTTTTGCAGATGGAACATCTCAAACAACAGCAGGTGTAGCATCTTTGACACAGATTGCATCACCACTAACAACGGCTTCAAATGTAAGTCCACTTACATATAGGGATGCATTCATACCAATTACTGGCGGAACAACTTATACAATTACTGATGCAGGTTGTCCAGTAGGAACTTCTGTTAACTTCTGGCAAAATACTGGAACTCTTGGAGTTATAGCTGTTTCTGGTTCTGGAACAGCAGCAGGAGCTTCAATTGTTGGAACACCAGGATTAAAGCTAAGAGCTACAAATTCTGTTGCAACAGCTATGAAGGTAAATGCAACATTATGGATTCTATACGGAGATCTTTCAGCTTAATAAAAAAGGAGAAATAAAATGGCAAAACATGCTATTAATGCAGGACAAGGTGAAGAAGTCAACCCAATTGCGGTTTCTTCTTTTACAGCTACAGATGTAGGCACAAATAGACCATATTTGGCTTCAGCAGCCTCATCTCAGGCAGGTGCAGCGGGAATAGGTGCAGCAGCTCAGTTGTCATGGGTTGATAATAATAATCTTCCTATATCTTCATATACAATAACCTCTTCTCCAGCAACATATACAGCTACAGTTACTGCCCCAGCAACATCTTATCTGTTTGAAGGACTAGCTTCAAATACTGCCTATACATTCAGTATTGTTGCAAACTCTTACGCTTAATAAAAAAATAATGATATAATTAGTTTATTAGAAAGGTTGGTGATTTAAATGGCTACTCCTCCAATCCCGTCACCAGTTGCCAATGGTGCTCCTCCAATTCCAGCACCAGTATTTTCACCTCCAGCATTTTTTATTCCACCAGGATTTGGTGGAACTCCTCCAATTCCAGCTCCAGTAGCTCCACCATTCTTTCCTCCAGCATTCTTTGCTCCTCCAGGATTCTTTGCACCTCCAGCATTCTTTGCTCCTCCAGGATTCTTTGCTCCGCCAAGCTTCTTTAGTCCGCCAACATTTTATTTGGCTTCACCAGTATTTAGTTCTATAACACAAACATCAGATGGTTTTTCTTTTTCAATTACAAACTCTGATGGAACAGAAACTTATTCTGCTACAACAACAGCAGGAACAGTAACTGTAAGTGGCTCATCTTTCTTAGTGACTGGTCTGACATCTAGCCAGTCTGCAACTGTGACAATTAATGAAGCGGAGTCTGGATATACTTCTACGCCAGGAGGAATAACAGGATCAGCGTTAACTGCTACCTTAGCAACACCAACTTTTTCAAACACTACTTCAGCTACAGGAAGTTTTAGTTTTACAATAACAAACTATAATTCTTCCCAGTCTTATTCGATATCAACAACATCTGGAACAGCAACACTTTCTGGTTCCGTAGTTACAGTTTCTGGATTAAGCTATAGTCAAAATGCAACAGTAACCGTTACGACTACAAAATCAGGTTATAACAGCGGCAATGCTTCAATTTCTGGAAGCTCTTTGGGTCAAGTATTTACAGGTCCAGCAGCAACTACAACATCAAAAACATTCACTACTGTTCCACAAGCACCAACAATTGGAACTGCATCCGACGTTGGAACAAATGTAGCTTGGGGAAATGCTCAAGCAATAGTATCGTTTACAGTAGGTGCCACTGGAGGAAAAACTGTGACATATACAGTTACTTCAAGTGGTTCACAAACTGCATCTGGGTCTTCTTCCCCTATCACAGTTTCTGGTATGTCTGGAGGAACAAGTTATTCATTTACTGTAACTGCATCAAATGCAAATGGAGTTTCTTCAACTTCTGGTTCCACTTCTGTAACTCCAACAACAGTTCCAGGAGTTCCAACAAGCGTATCTGCCACAGCAAATGTGTTGTATGACACAATTTCTTGGACAGCACCAGATAATGGCGGAAAAGCAATTTCCAGCTACAATGTTATTTCAAGTTCTAATGGAACAGCAACTGGAGTAACATCTTCTCCTTATAACTTTACTGAATCAGCGGGAAATACAGATACATATACTGTTAAAGCAATTAATGCTAACGGAACATCGGTTACATCAAGTGCTTCTGGTTCTGTAACTACGCAAGCACCATTCTTTCCACCATTCTTCCCACCATTCTTCCCGCCGTTCTTCCCCCCATCCTTCCCTCCAGGATTCTTTGCTCCGCCAAGCTTCTTTGCTCCTCCAGGATTCTTTGCACCTCCAGCATTCTTTGCTCCTCCAGGATTCTTTGCTCCGCCAAGCTTCTTTAGTCCTCCAGGATTCTTTGCACCTCCAAGCTTCTTTAGTCCGCCACACTTCTTTGCTCCGCCAGGATTCTGTATTGAACAAAATACAAATGTTCTTACAACTGCTGGGTATAAAAAAGCAAAAGACATTACTCTAGATGATGTACTTCTAACAAGAGTGTTCGATTCTCTCCCACTTGCTAGTGGACCAGAAGATTTGTCGGGATGGTCTGCGGACGGCCTAGTAAACAGTAGATTAGTTGAGTCTACAATTACAGAGATAACTGTTACTCCACAAACAGAAACTTACATTATTAATAATAATCAAAGATTCTCGGTAACAGAAGATTTGTTGATAGTAAGAGATGGAAAGTATTTGCTAACATCAATATCTGATATCAAAAATGATGATAAGCTAGTTACGTATGATCAAGATGGAGATGCTTCTCTTGTAAATATCTTCAGCAAAGAGCTAGTTGAAGAAGAAACTATAGTTTATGACTATATTAGATCACCTCACGGCTTGATTGTTGCAGACGGAATTCTAGCCTACAACGCATATCCAACAAAATAATTAAACATTGCATCCATAATGTAATTCGACATTATGGATGCAATCATGTTATAATCATTGTACTAATAGATAGGGTTTATAATGAGTTATTCCTCTAAAGAGATGCTTTTCCCAGGACTTTGGGTTTATAAAAATGTATTTAAAGAAGATTTAAATATTATTGATCGTGTAGAAAATTTAATTAAAAACAATCACTCACAATTTCAATGGTCAGATGCAACTGTAGGTTATATGGAAAAAAGACCAAGCTATAGAGATTGCGTTGATTTTAAGATTGGTGAAATTAAAGATCCACGAATGCTTCAGTATCCAGATTTTCAAACATTAAACGATATATGGAAAGATGCTTATATGGCACAGATTGATGCTGTAAATGATTATTGCACAATGTATAGTTGCAAGATGGATTACTGGGAAGTAATGAATTTTATCAAGTATGGTCCAGGTCAACACTTTCAAGAGCATGCAGATCATGGATACTCATATAGTGCAACCGTGTCTTTGGTTGGATACCCTAATGCAGAATATGTTGGCGGTGGTCTTAAGTTTCCAAAGCTAGACCTAGAAATTCAACCTGAAGCTGGAGATCTTTATATTTTCCCATCAACATTTTTGTTCTCGCATGTTGCATTGCCAGTAACAGAAGGAACTAAGTATTCTATTGTTACCATGCTTGATTATAATGATCATGCTCATAATAATGAGTTTATGCAGATGCGTGAAAAATGGGTTCGTGATGCACAAAATAAAAGCATTTAAAAGAGAAGGCTTTGGTAATATTTCTCAGCTTTCTGTAAAAAGAGAATGGATGGATAATACTTACGAGGGACATGCGTACAAGTGCTTTCCAGTCGGACTTACCAATCAGCTAGGTTGGGGAATTTCATTTCCAGAAGATATTACATTTATTTGGGATGGAATAAATGATTCTTCACCAGAACACGTTAAGGTTTTGGCGGGAGAAAAGTATGTAACAACAGGGAGAGCTAATGCCACTATTAGCTTTAATACTGGAATAAGCTTTGAAACAGAAGGAAACATTAGTATTTTATCAATGCCTGTTCCAAATTATCCAAGAGATGGAATTACCCCTTTTTCAACTATAATGTCAACATCTTTTTATTCTGGTGAACTTCCATGTGCATGGATAATAACAAAGCCTAATGTTGAGATTACCATCCCTGCAAATACCCCAGTGATCGCAATTTTGCCAATTGATTTATCAGATCTTCAAGGGTCCGAAATACAAATTTTACCAATGCATCAGAAAAAACCACAGTCTACAGATATGGATGATTATTCAAACACAATTTATGAAATAAATCGGACTGGAAAGTGGACAAATTTCTATCGTGATGCTGTAGACCATAAAGGAAACAAGCTTGGTGAGCATCAGGTTAAAGCTGTAAGGCTAAGCGTAATAGAATAATGTTCGTGATATAATTAATTTAACAGAAGGAAGAAAAACGTGGAATTGTCAAATAGCTGGAATAAAGGAAATTCTCCTAAATCAATAACCCCATCTGGATTTTTTGGTGAAACGATTGATAATATTGTAGAATTAAAAGACTTCATCACAGAAAAAGAACAAGAAAGCTTAATGCGTTTTGCATTAAACAACAAAATTTGGGACATAACAGAAACTCATGTTGACGAAGATGGTCTTGTTTTGTATGATCATACTGTATGGGAAGATCGTGTTTGTACATACAACTCTTTAATGGCTTCTGATCCATCTATACTAAATCTTATATATTCATTGATTGATCGTTTGAAAATTGAGGTTGATAAGTTTTTCAATGTTGATGTTCAAGCAACTGGACCAGCTATTGTAAGATGGCCAGTAGGAGCCAGACAAGAACCTCACGCAGATAAAGAATTTCATATTGGAGATGAGCGTGGACGACCAAATGATTTTCCTTGGTATGACATAGCTGGACTATTTTATTTTAATGATGACTATGAAGGTGGAGAACTTTATTTTCCCCAACATGGAATTGAATTTAAGCCAAAACCAAGAGCAGCATATTTCTTTCCAGGAGATAAATTCTATGCTCATGGTGTAAGACCAGTTAAGTCTGGAAATAGATTCACTTCCCCGTTCTTTTGGACTATAATGGCTCATACAGGAGATAAGCAGCCTCCAGAAGGATATATCGGTGGATTTGATAATCCAGAGTACAAAAAGCTCTTTAAGAAAGAGGATGATAATGCTTAAGGTAGAGTTAGATCACAATACTGACGATTTGATTTTTAATGAAATCTATCCAAATGTTTTGGTTTACAAAAATATGCTTGCTGATCCGAAGAAAAGCTATGAGATTATGGTAAGGTCGGAAGCAGATACAAGCGGTCAATATTATCTGAATAAATGGACTCCTTGGGCAACCTTTGGAACTTATAGTCAAGCAAAATGGGGGGATGAACTAAATGAATCTCCTAAGGATGATGTTTTTAATGAAGAAAAAGCTTTTGTAGAAGAAATAAACCTTGCTTATAATAAAGCTATATCTCATTATAAAAAGCATACTGGTGTTGATTTTCCAGAAGATGCATATTTCAGCGGTCATTCTTACTGTAAGTATTTTGATCAGATTGATGAACTTATTAATAATATGACTATGCAATATCATGTTGACTATATAATTTCTCAGAGAGATATGCCTGGACCTAAATTCCATACTACATGTACATTTTATATTAATGATAATTATGGCGGTGGAGACCTAGAGTTCTTTATTGATGGAGAAATTATCAATTATAAGCCTGAGGCAGGAGATATAGTTGTATTTCCATCAACTGACCCATATTATCATGGAGTTAAGAAGATATTTGATGGAAATAAATTCTTTGTTAGAAACTTTGTAATGACAAATTATGAAGGCTCAGCGGAATGGCTAGAGAATCAAAGATCCATGGGTGCTTACCGATGGGCTAAAAAAGAATTTGAAAGAATTGAAAAAGAAGATGACCATAACGCCATCTACCTAAGTAATGGAAACCGAATTACTTTTGATGAAGCTCAAAAGATAAGAGAAGAGAAATTGGCTAAATTAAATGGATAATAAAAAAGAAGTAGAGCAGTTAGTTTTTGTTGAAAACTTTATTACAGAAGAAGAAGCTGAAAAAACTATTAAGCTTTTGAATAAGTTGAATGAGATACGCCCAGATTTTTGGAAGCCTATTTCTTTTTACGAGTCTTATTCTTCAGGATATCCAGAAGATAACGACCCAATATTGGCTGAGTTTGGGTTGCCATCAAATTGGTTTTCCAACTTATACCAAAGATTTAGAGATGTGGTCGCAGAAGTAGCTGGTGTTCCAGAACATAAGCTTTCAAGAATAAGCTTTCATTCTCAAAAATGGGAACCTGGAGCATTTGCACCTTTGCACTCTGACAACAGCTCAAACGAAGGAGTGTTGGGAGCATTTACGAGAAGTAGGTATGCAGCATTTTTGTATTTAAATGATGATTTTGAGGGTGGGGAACTTTCTTTTCCAGAGCATGATTTAACAGTTGCTCCAAAAACTGGAATGCTAGCTGCATTTCACGGTGGTCATAAAAATATGCATGAAGTAAAGGTTGTTAGAAAATCTAACCGATACACAATTGGTTCTTTTTTTGATGATCGTGAAGAATCAGATTATGATCAAGAGACCAGAGATGCTTGGGCAAAAGAGCTAGCTGAGGTTAGAGCGATGCAAGCAGAACAAGCTGTAGAATGGTCGGGAATTCGTGAAGAAGGAAAGAGATTAACCCCAGATGGCAATAAGATATTAGAGGAAGAAGTAAGATGAACGAAAAATTTTCAGGCGGTAAAGAGCAGTACATAATGTTTGACCTTGATATGCCACATCCAGATATCTGGTATTGGGACAATGCCATAAGCTATCCCCATGAACTAGTTGGCTTTATTAATGATATAGATTCAAATACATTGTCTCATAAAGCAGTATCTCCTTGGCAACCTTGGGTTGCAAGTGATAATCAAAGCCTTGTCTATGGTGCAATTAAAAATTTATCTAGATCTGAATCAAAATCTGGGACAGGTGATGAAAAAACAGATCAAAGAGTTTTGTATATCTATAATAGTTTAGAAATGGCTTTTGACATGTGTTATACAAGATACATGGATTCACATGTACTGGACAAAAGCTTATACAACCTAGATGTAAATAACATCTCCGTTAGAAAGTGGCAAGTCGGTGCAAATATGGGTCCACATGCAGATGGTTATGACGGAAATACCGATCTAGCATTTTCTCTGGTTTGCTATCTTAATGATGATTATGAGGGTGGGGAAATAAGCTTTCCAGACCACAATATAACCATTAAGCCAAAGAAGGGTAGTCTTATCATGTTCCCCTCTCAAACACCCTTTATACACGAAGTAAAGCCTATTTTAAGTGGTGATAGATACATGGCTACGTCATCTGTTTGGAAAATTTAATCTATAACAAATTTGTGATATAATTTAGGCATAGTTAAGGAGCAAACATGAATTTTTATGATCGTCCAGACTGCTTAAATGTATCTCCATATGTAGATGCTTACGGAACAAAATCTGGTATTTTTATATTTAAAAATATAATTCCTAAAGAGCTGATTGAAAAAATTGAATCAGGACTTAAGGCTTTGCCAGAAGAAAACCCAAAGTATGATCAAGGACTTATGAGTTGGTACACAGAAAAGATGGCTCCTTGCGTTGATGGAACTATAGAGCTTTGGGAGTTCATGAGCAACCTGATTGGTCCAGGATGGATTATTCACCCACAAAATGTTTATCTCCGTGTAAGGCCAGGGGACAAGGGAATGTTTATTCATTCAGATAGCCCAGGAAAAGGCCAATGTCATCTTTTATCTCAAAATGATTTGTGGAGTACATGCTGCGAACTAGATTATGGAGTTTGTGCTTACCTAGGTGATTTTGAAGGGGGAGAAATTTTTTACCCATCAATTAATCCAGATGGAACTGTAAAGGGTGAGGGCAATTCTCAAGGTGGTTGTTTTGAATATAAGCCAGAAAAAGGCGATATTGTAATCCATAGTGCTTTTGATCCATATGGGCATGGAGTGCGTGATGTTACAAGCGGAACAAGATATGTTTTCTCTAATTTTTCATTAAAAGCTGAAGATAATCCAGGAACATTTTATTCTTATGGAACACCAGAATACTACGAGCAAATTGGAAATAAAACCAAAGAAGAAATTGATGCTTGGATGGTGCCTCTAAAGCCAAACCCACAATTTACCCAAGAGAAACTTAAGATGTATCAAGAATCTGGTTTAGAGGGTGAAGAACTAGCAAAAGCATTTTTTAGCGATATGATTCCTGAATAATAATTGCTATGAGGTTTCACTGGTTTTATAGAACCAATATATCGGTACCAGAACTAATATCATTGTCATCAGATCTTGAAGATGCAGGCTATTACTCTGTTTTACTAACATATCACTCTAAAACACATGACATGCTCCTACCCTCCTTTGGTGCAGCTTCTAATTCACAAAAATTAAAGTATATGATTGCAATGAGGACTTATGCCATAAGTCCAGAGTATATGGCTATGATTTGTAAAATTTATAACGAAGTTTTTCCTGATAAATTAATTATAAATGTTTGTTCGGGGGATTTGCAACAAGGCGAATCTAGTCTAGAAGATATAGTTTTTATCAGAGATTTAATTGATAACAATGAAAAAAGACGTGAATATACCAAGCAGTGGTTAAATAACTTTAAAAAATTAGCTATTAAAAATTATTTTCCAGAGTTAATTATGGGTGGACATTCTGATAGAACAAAAGAGCTTTGCAAAGAATTCAACGCTATAAATCTGTCTGCTGGAACTTTATACAAAGAGTATTATGTTCGTGAAAATAAAATAATCAGCGATAAGCAAATGGTTGAATTTTCAGTAGTTATCAGAGATTCTGATGAAGAAGCTTTAAGCTTTGTAAGTGATCATGGGGTGGATGGTCATAAAAAAGGAGACGATCTTCGCTGGACTATATATGGAACAAAAGAAACGGTTAAGGCAGAAATCAAAAAGTACTATGATTTAGGAGTTACTGATATACTAATCTCATACCTTTCTGGAGATAACAATATTTCTGGGATACATCAGATGGTAAAAGAGCTTATTTTGGAGGAAAAAGCATGAGAAATCTTGTAAATGGTGGAGAGGCTGAAGAGTTTGAAGAGGCTGTTGATTTAACTATACACACAAAATGTCCTGAAAAATGGCTTTTGATTGATATGGAAACTGGACAGCAATATATTGGTTCACCAAAACCCAATCTTTATGGCAAATGGCGTAGAGTAAACACCTATAAATGGGAAGAAGTGGAAGTCGAAAGTTAATTTTTTGGGCTTTATGGCGGTTACATGGTAGAATTTAATTATGAAAGCGACACCTGTAGACGAAGTTAACTGGGGCATATATGTTTGGCAGATGCCAGATGGCTCAATTGTAAGAGATGAAGATGACAATACATTAAATATTCCTTCAGTTCGTGGCGACATTAGTCAGATTAAAAAGCTTAAGAAAGCTGCACAAGAACTTGGCCTAGAAGAAGGCCATCCTTTATTTTTTTCAGGACATAGAAGAATAACTGACGAGGAACTAGAAGAACAGAAGGCTCGTGCACAGATGGGCTTGGTTCCAGATCCTCTGGACATGCCAGCAATGATGGAGTACGTTAGAGATATGAGGGAGATGGAACTTGGCTAGATTAGAAGTTGCAGAAGATGACGATCAGGACGGCACACAAAGAGTCTATACTGGTGAAGATTTTAACCTTGTCTCCAAATCGGAAGAGACTTTTGATGACCCATTTAATGTAACTTGGGCGGATATTAAAAAGTCTGAAGGCATAAATGACAATCTTCGTCGTAGAGCAAATAGACTTGAGAAGTCTTTTACTGGCCAAAAAGATGCAAAGTCTAAAAAGCTTGATCCACTTGATTTAACAGGATATTCCCTTTTTCAAATTGTTCAGCCTCCATACAACGTGATGTATTTGGCACAACTTTATGATGTTTCTCCTTATCATCACTCAGCAGTTAATGCTAAAGCAGCAAACGTTGTAGGCCTAGGATATAAGTTTGAAGAAACATGGGCAACAAAAGAGAAGATTGAAACGGCTATGGAGAATCCAAAAAAGTTGGATAAACTTCGTGGAAAATTAGAAGCAGCAAAAGAAGACCTAAGAAATTATTTAGAGAGCATGAACTCTGATGATTCTTTTCTTGAAAATATGAAAAAGGTTTTTATTGATTTAGAGTCAACTGGAAATGCTTACCTTGAAGTTGGTCGCACCGCTCAAGGAAAAATTGGTTACCTAGGTCATATTCCTACAACAACAATGCGTATTCGCCGTCACCGTGATGGGTTCGTTCAAGTTGTTTATAATCGTTATACATTTTTTAGAAACTTCGGGGATACCGAAACTCCAGACCAGATTGGAACTGATCCACAACCAAATGAAGTTATTCACTTTAAAGTATTTTCTCCATCGAATACATATTATGGTATTCCAGATATTTTGTCTGCAAAGAATGCCCTTGCTGGTGATGAATTTGCTCAACGCTTTAATCTAGATTATTTTGAGAACAAAGCTGTTCCAAGATATATTATTACTGTTAAGGGAGCAAAACTAACTGCTGATGCAGAGCGTAAGCTTCTTGAATTTTTTCAAACGGGACTCCGTGGCCGTAACCACAGAACACTCTATATTCCTCTACCCTCAGATGGAGAAAATGCTCGTGTTGAATTTAACATGGAGCCAATTGAAGCGGGCGTACAAGATTCTTCATTTAAAAATTATGCAGTAGAAAATAGAGATCGTATCTTGCTTGCACACCGTGTACCTGTATCAAAGCTCGGAATGCCAGCTAACGTTTCCTTGGCAAATGCTAAGGATGCTGACAAAACATTTAAAGAGCAAGTATGTCGTCCAAGACAAGAAGAGCTTGAGTATAAGATTAATAAGATTATATCTGAAATTACAGATGCTTTTGTCCTTAGGTTCAATGAACTTGCACTTACAGATGAAGAGACACAATCAAGAATTGATGATCGTTATCTTAAAGATCAGGTTATTCTTCCTAATGAAGTTCGTGCACGTAAGGGCCTTCCTCCAATTGCTAGTGGAGATACCGTTCTTGTTTTAAATCCTAAAGAAGCATCTGATTCAGCTTCTGATGCAAGTGGAAATAAAACACGTGATCAAAATAGAACTTTAAATGCTCCTGATAAAATGGGAACCGCTCGGAACGCAAAGGGCGAGGGTCCACAAGAAGGTAACTAAACATGGCTACAGCACTGGATGTTTTAAATGTCGCTCGTAGTCAAATTGGTTTCGTTGAAGGCACCAATAATGAAAATCCATATGGAATATGGTACGGAATACCTAATGCATCTTATTGTGCAATGGGAGTCAGTTGGTGTTTTGCACAAGTTGGTCTATCTAGTTTAGTTGCAGCTCAAACTCCAAAAGGTTTTGCATACTGTCCTGCAGGTCTAGAATGGTTTCAACGTCAAGGATTAGTTGTAAATAAATATCAAGCAAAACCTGGAGATCTTGTTTTCTTTTCGTGGGGAACTGGTGTTGCAGAGCATGTAGAAATTGTAGAAGCAGCAAGTGCAGATGGATTAACTACAATAGGTTTTAATACTGGTGATCAAAACACAAAAGCAGCAGCAAATGGCGGAGGTTGCTACAGAGAGCATCGCCCATATCTTTATGTTATGGCTATTGTAAGGCCAAGGTATCCAGTTCCATTAAAACCAATTTCAAAAGGAGTAACAAGCAAAAAAGCTACTGCAGCAGTTGCAACAATTGGCACAGGAGTTGCTGGTACTTTAGGTATGACGCATGTTGGAACAACAGGTAGTACACCAACACCGACTCCAACACCTACAGCATTTTATGCACCTCCATTTCCAACAACATCAAATTCTTTTGCACTTGGACAAACAAATGATGCAGTATTGACTGTGCAAAAAGCACTTGTAAATAAGGGATTGCTTTTGGCAAAGTATGCGATAGGAACTATGAATACTCAAACTCAAGCAGCTCTTGTTATATT